CCACATCTATTTCAAAATTAAAGCTATCCCAGATATCATTCCCCTCTGGAAGTTCTGCAATCATAAACGGATATGCTATAAAGTTGACTGTTAGAGCTCCAGTATCCCAGTTTTCCCGAAAAGAAGCTTCGTTCTCGACTTCTGCTAAAAAATAATAGCCAGGGATTGCGTCATCATAAAGTTTCTGCTTTCCATGGCTATTCATTAACCAATTAATTAAAACGGTTTTAAGGATAGTTAATTTATGTTTGGTATTTCCCTTAGGATCCACAAGATTAAAAGTATAAGATAATTTTCGTGACGTATATGTCTGCGAACCGTACATTTCGCTAAAATCATACTCAACGTTGGAAAAAGGTACCTTTATCTTGATTTTTTCTTTTTCTGGAAATCCAATATCTCTTTCTGATATTGTAAATCCCATATCTTTAAAAGAATGTTTTCCAAGATAATTAATTCCGTACCACATTATGCTAACCCTCTTTCAATGCGGCGTATTCTACTTCCACCTTCATCATCCGTGTAGTTACCAATAACCTTTGCAAAAGTCTTTCCATCCACCTGAAGTATAATAGGCCTTGAAGTATTGTCATTTGTTTTTTGAATATTAGAATTTAATAACTCCTGAAACGTTTCTTTCATAATACTTTTAATCATCTTTTCAGGTGCAACAATTTCAGGGTTTCCTATCCCGGCATCACCTACCATTGCAAGGGTAGGACTAGAAACAACTCCACCCTTTGCTAGCTTGGGGATAGTTGGTATATTGATACCAAATGACTTACCACCAATAACTGGTACCCAATCAGGTGCACTGAATTTGAGTTTATTTAAACCGCCTATCATGGTATTGATTCCTCCAATGATTCGGTTGATAAATCCCTTTATAGTTGACCATATACCAGACCAAATACCAGATATTCGGCTTTTCACACCTTCAAAAGCCTTAATAATTCCATTTTTGATATTGTTAAATATATTCGTAGCTGTATTTTTAATATTATTCCAGGTATTTGCAAAAAATGTTTTTATTCCATTCCAAACGTTAGATACAGATGTTTTTAAATTATTAAACGCAGATACAATCGAATCTTTAACATTATTAAATATAGTAAAAGCTGTATTTTTAATGTTGTTCCAAGTATTAGAGAAAAATTGCTTAATAGCATTCCAAATTTCTGACGCTTTCGATTTAATATTTTCCCACGTTTGTACAATCCAATCTTTTACAGCCGTCCAAATTTCAACTGCTTTTGCCTTGACCGTGTCCCAGTTTTTCCAAAGTGCGACGCCAATTGCGATTAATGCGCCTATGACACCAATTGCTATCAAAACTGGTGCTGCAATTGCTCCTATACTTATCCCTAATGCTCCTGCTGCCATTGACAGTGCGGTGATAATTGGCGAGATAGCTAAGAATATTCCCATCAAAATACCAAGTACAGTAACAATAGCGGTGATTGTTGCTACTAGAGTTGGATTGTTTTGGACCCATTCAGCGATCTTTGATATTATGTCAGCGATAAATACTAATACCGGTTCTAAAGCTATTTTTAAATCACTTAATGCTTTTTTAAACTCAACGGTTGGGGATGAATCTACCTTTTTTACAGACTCATTTAATTGATCTTGATTTTCTTTCGCGGTAGTGAGATGGTCATTCATGCCAAGTATGGTATCGGTTATATTCTCGCCTTGGTCTTCCCACATAGTGCCAAATATTTGCACTCCTAGGGCATTTCGAGTCGCTTCATTCTTAACACCTACTAAAGCCTTTGCCACTTCTTGCATGGCTTTATTTCCTTTATCTCCGCCTTCTGCAACTGCTGCTCCCCAATCTTGTAATTGTTTTGTGGATATGTCAGTATTGGCCAATAAGTCTTGAGTTGCCTTAGGCACTTCCGCACCAAACTCAGCTAAACGGATACGTCCTTCTTTTAGGCCATCAAGTAAGTTATCAATGTTCCAAGTTCCGGTATCAACCCCAGCTGCCATTATTGCCTGAATTTCTTCAGCATTATATCCTGCTCGTTTTAATTGGCCTCCATATTCCGAAATTATATCAATTTGTTCGGGCGGGAATCCTATTTCTAAAAGCCTGTTTGTTAAACCAAGGGCTTCCTCGTTAGAAATTCCCATTTCCCTAGACATTTCATTAACTTCTTGAATTAACTCTGTAAAATCCACACCCGAATAAGCCGCTGTAATTGCTCCAGCACCCTTTATAATAGCTGTATTTGCTTCATCGCTTGCATCTTTATTTAATGCCCATTGACGCCTTACACCTTCCAGTGCTGCTTCCGCATCTACACCATAAGCACTTACGGTATTAATAGCTTCCTTTATGGCTTTCTTTGATTCCTCTGGAACTTCAAAGGATATATCAATTTTTGTATTTAGTTCCGATACGTCGAATGACTTTTCGATTACTCCGGCAATTCCTCCACCTGCAGCAGCACCGGCAATCATGTTTCCTAGTTCTGTTCCAACACTTTTTATTTCCTCTTTAGCATTATCCGCTTCTTTAGAAACCTGTTGGAAATCTTTTTTCAAATTTTGCGGCGCATTTGTATCATCAATTGTGGATAGTTCTTTTTTAAAGCTATCTAATTTGCTTTCTGTTTGAATAATTTCTCGTTGAAATGCCCGATATTGATCAGCACCGATTTCGCCAGATTTATATTGTTGTTCTACTTGTTCTTGCGCTTTTTTTAGTGTATTGAGCTTTTCTGTTGTATTTTCAACTTGTTGAGTAAGAATTTGTTGTTTTTGGGCTAACAACTCAATGTTTCCAGGGTTAAATTTTAGAGCAGACTCAACTTCTCTAAGTTCACTAGACAAATCACGACTTCGTTTATTCACATCTTGTAGCGCCTTATCGAGACCTTTTGTTTCTCCGTCAAGTTCGATTGTAATACCTTTTATCCGCTTATTTGCCATGGTCTCACCTCGCTTTTAAAAACGGTCAAAATCTGCTTGTGTTGCTTTTCTCTTTTTCTTTTCCTTTTTTGGTTTCATAAAATCTGTAAACTCATCTATATAATCAAGACAAACTCCAATGTCCATCATTTCCATATCATCAGGTGTCAGTTTAGATAGCTTACATAACAATAAAAAAGAATCGGTTGTGATGTAATCACCTTCCGATTCTTCACCTACTTTTTTTTAGTTTTAAATTGATGTACTAGCAATTCCTGTACAGTTTCCATAACTTCCTCAAGAGGAAATTTATCAAACCCATCTAACCATTGTATTGGTTCAGGGATACTTGGATCTGCCGTCTTTGCATACACCCAAATCAGGTTATAAAAAACTGTCATATCAAGTTTTTCTAGTACTTCATAATTTTCCTTTTTTGGGTCAAACTTAGTTAAAGTGTGCATTTTTAAAATGTCACTAAAAAAATCGCGTCCGAACTGCGTTTTATAACGAATAGGGGTTGCGGCATTAGACCGTAACCTCACTTGTTTTCCATCTATTTCTATTGTTTTCTCCATTATTCTTCCCCTCCTGCATTGCCTCCATCAGTAGACCCAGGTGTCCATACACTTTGGAACCAACCATTATAAATGGCATCAGGAGTCGCAAAAGTGGTACTTACCTTAACAATAGGACGTTGATTAATCACAATTGGTGTTGCTTTATATGTTAATTCTGTCGGATTTGGTTCTGTCGAATCTGTTTTAGTGGTTGAAGAAAGACTCGGACGTCTTGCATTACAATTAAACATTACATGACGGCGTGCTTTAACGTCGTTTTCAAATTGAAATAGTAATGCAAATGGTTTTGTTTGTACATCCGCATATTCCATCAATACTTTGTCTGTATCATCTAGTTCTTCTTTTAAAATATCTTGTTTGAATGAATCTGGTAACCTAGCAATACTAAGTGTCCCCTCATAGCCTTGGTTATTGTCTGCATAGTAATAAACCATATTATCCGCATAAAATTCGATTGGGTCACCAACTGGGTCATTTGTCATTTCCACTGCACCTGGAATAGCAATAGGTTTTTCGAATGTAATAATACCACCCTCAATAGTATAAGGAGCATAATGAACGTTACTCAAACCATAAACAATTTTTTCTTCTGTTGGCATTTATATCAACCTCACTTCGTATAGTTTTTGATACATCTTTTCAGATTCGATATACGCTTCATACGAATTCCACGGAATTTCATATAAGTCTAGTAAATTCTCCAATTTTTGTTCAGCTTCGAAATCTTTGAAATCAGTGTAAAGCTCAATGTCAACACTGCTAATTTTGTGATACGTTTTATTGTCCGCCATGAAGTTGTCTGTTTGCGGGAGCACATAACAAATAAATGGCGGGTCAGGTGCCGGATTCGTTTCAGTTGATTCAAAATGTGAATAGGTTACGGGATAACCGGTAGCCTTCAAAATATTGACTAATTCAAGTACCGTCATCCTCTAATCACCTTCTCGATACGACTCTCAAACTCTTCTATAGCTTTTTGTTCGACAGGCGCAATATGCGGTTTTCCCGGCACACGTCCGCCACCGCGTTTTGCGTGACCACGTTCAAGCAAGTGTGTCAACGAATATCCAGTAGCATTATGGATGACTTGTGCTGTACCCACCTTAGACCTTTTCCAGCCTTTTGCGTATTCACCGGTATCTTTTGGACTCTTTTGCTTAAGTTCTTTTACTGCTTCTTTCGCTACTTCAATCTTTTCTTTCTCTATTTGTTCTGAAACTGCCGTAGTATAAACCTCTAAGGCAGATACAATTTCTTTTGTTAAATCCTTAATTTTAACCATGGACATCACGCTCACATGTAAGTTCTACTAGTTTAAAGTCACTTGTAAATGTTCTAATAACTCTATATTTTGTTCCTGTAAACACAACTTTTCTCTCACCGTTATATTCAAAGTAGTGGAGGACAAAAATAATTTCAGGCTTTAAACCTGTAGCATAAGCACCATAAAATTCATTACGACCTATTGATTTTACACTACATAAAACAGTTTTCCTCGACTCTACTGTTCGCTGACTTTTTAAACTATCGCTAACAACAGTTTCTGATACCAAATCCAACTCATGATCAAATCTCACGGACATCACCCTGACGCTAATTGCGTAACTAATGTAAAAAAAGCAGGAGAGAATTTGATTTCCCCTGCTTCAGAATCCCACAAGTCATTTACTCCCATGACAATAACACCAATGGCCAATTCACCATTCATGTTTTCATCGGTTACACCTGCATTTTTCAAAAATGCTTTTACAGATAAAACCTTTTGCTTTATCACTGGATCTATTTTTTCATTTGGATCAGTTGAAATACCTAATCCTTTTTTCACCTCAATAACAAGCTCATCCGTTGTCATCTACCCACCACCTTATTCGGTAGCTTTTTTCTTAATTAAGACCACTCCGTTTTTATCTGCAAGTTTACCATCGGCAATTAATGTTGATTTGCTAATCCATTCATCAGTATCCTCGTTAAAGTAACGTTTGAATGTCATCTGCATATTACTATTCACCATGTAATCCGATAGTTTCACTAAGATACCAACTACTTCACCATCTGCAGCATCATCAATGGATGGCAACAATTCTTCAACCGGAATTACGTCTTTACCTAACAATTTTTCTTGGATAGTTCCATCTAAACCATATGTTACACGTGCAATTGGTTGACCATTTGCATCAGTCATACCTTCAATATACTTTGTCCAGTCTGCATCAGCCATAATTAAGACTGCGCCGCTCCGATAACTACGAGGCAACTTACCAAATACAGTTGTCCAAGTTTCGTAATTTCCAAAATCAGCAGGATCTAGTTCAACAATTTGTTTTACTGGAATAGTATCATTTACAATACCCAACGGCTGCCCTTCTCCAGTACCATTAATAATAGCCTCTTCTAACGCAACAATCATAGCTTCATAGATATTGTCTGATACAGTTTGTTCGAAAACAGGTAAAGATACTGTTTCAGCAACTAATTCTACAGCTACACGTACTTGCAATTTGTGATAAGAAAAGGAAATTGTTCCTGATGTTGCTTTCTTTTGTTTTTCTGCAACACTTCCTGCGGCAACCCAAGTTGCTTTAGGTTTTGCATTTGAAAGTGGAATTTGTAAGCCACCTTGAAGACTTGTTTTAGTAACACGCGACCAAATTCGACCATAATCTTTTAATTTCTCTACGATTCTATTCAAAATCGTAGTTGGGATGACTGCCCCAATATCTCCTGTTCCAGTTGTCGCATCGGCTCGAAATTCAAGATTTTGGGAACGAACACCACGAGTCACATAATCCATAAATGCAGAACGATATTCAAGTGTATCAAATCGATCTGTAGCACGTTGTTCATTTTGATTTTGTTTTTGACCATTCAGTCCATATGCTCCCAAAATATTTACTGGACCTTGAGGTTGGTTTCGTTGTTGTGGATCTCCTGCACCTCCAGATTGATTATCGTTAACTTCATCTGGAATCTCATCAATCATACTTCGTAATTCAGCGATTTCAGCATTCAATGTTTCCAATTCTGCATTAATACTACGTAGTTCGGCAACTGAATCAGTTGTCTGTGCTTGAGTACCAAGTGCTTGTTTTCTTTCTTCTTTCTTTTGTAATAATGCTTGTAATTTTTTCTTCATGTATTTATTCCTCCATTTTAAGTAAAATTTGAGATCTAATTTTTAATAGTTCAAGCTCGTTTTTCGAGTTATCCAACTGAGACCGGGCATTCTCCAATGCCTTTGCCGCATTATCCAATACAGCTTGGTCACGAGCATTTATGTCAGTTCCGGTATATGCCGGAAAATTGACCGCACTTACTTCAATAACTTTTTTGATTTTTTGAATTCGCCTGGTGGGCATTTCACTTTCAAGGTCTTCCCATTTTTCTTCATCAACATAAAAAATAAAAGACATCCCGTCGATGTCCCCTCTTTTTATAGCACTATATAAAGACCTAGCTTCATTGTTATTTTCCACATCAAGATTTGCCTTGATATAGAGTCCTTTATCGTCCAAGACTAACTGCATTGTAGAATTACCGTTATTCCTCCGACTCCTTGCCAGCGGAATTTTTTTTAAATCATGATTCACACTAAATAGCACATCAGTAAAATCACACCCATCAAAGGCACCCCGTTCAATGATTTCGTTAAACCATCCGCCAATATTTGTTATCTGATCATAGATTGCCGGATGACCTTCAATATAATTTCCCTCATCAACTGCCCGTAGATCCATCAATCCAAAATTTCTTACAACAGGCAGCTCTTTTTTGGGTAACTTATTCCGATTATTCACTATTGTTTTTCCCTCCCTGAGTTGTAGTATTTATTCTCTTCATTTGATATGCATTTGCCAAACTTACATCAATATAGTTTAGGGACATTGTCCTTCTATCTCCACCCTCAATAGGAGGGTAACCAAGTAATGCTAATTTTTGATTATCAGTTAATAAACCCTGTTCACCGGCTGTTTTTATCAAGTTCAATTTTGCGTTTGTACTTAAGTACATCATGTCGCGTTGATAAAAAATTATTTCATTGCCAACATCAAGCTCTCTAGGTGTGAATAATGTTTTTGAAAAAGCTTGTCCTAAGTTGATCACAACTGATTCCAATGTTTTTTCATAAAACGCCTGGTATTGATCATCATTAAAATCGCCTGATAAAATGGGTAAGGAAACTCCGTAATATCGAAGGATTTTATTATCAAGAAACTCCAATGTATCTTTATCTACCAATTTAGGATCTGGTTTTAAGTCAATATAATCGCTTTTTAAATCCATTGGTATAATGCCAGATTTTCCACTGGCAATTGCCTTTTCAAACTTCTCTCTTTCAGCTTGCATTTTAGGATCCTCAAGCATGGTATTTACTTTTATAATTCCTCTAATGGAAAGACTGGATTTCACAGCCTTTTCTAAACCTTGTAACAAAGTGTCATTGATATGTAGAACCTTAAGTAAGGCTGTGTTGTCGGGCTGACCGTTAACTCCACCACCCATGATGTCATTTGCCCCAAATCGTTTTCGCAAATGAATTACATCTGAATAGCGTAGAGTAAATTTTTCACCACTAGCAAACCGCATTTCTATAAATAACTCATTCGTTGAATCTTGTAAAAAAGTGACGATGGTAGGGTTTAGTGGATAAAATCCAGTATATTCCTTGTATTGATTTCCACTCGTATCTGTTTTTATTTCATACATTGGATAGATGAATACATTTAGATTTGTATATAAAAGCCAGGTTACTTTATATAAAAATTCACTTGTTGTCATGAGTTCATTCGGAGCAAATTTAAACAATCTATTAATACTACCCTTAACCACTGATTGCATTCCGTTGTTATCGGTCCTTATATGTTTCGGTCTAAGCTTACTAATCTCAGAAGCTATAACATCAACACACATCTGAACCACATCGGAGGCGTATATATTTTGCCCAAATTGTGTAAAAATTGGGCTGTATCCATCTAACATTTTTGCTTGCTCATAATATTGTGTATTTGATGATGAAAATAAGCCCTTGAAAAAATCTTTGAAAGCCAATTAATCACCTCCCCACTAGTTGCATAAATTCTGAACGATTGTCAATGTAAACTCTATAACAGATTATAAGAGTTACGGCTCCATCAATTTTTTTGTCATCCTGGTCTTGTACTTTTACAGGTCGAATTTCCATTCTGCTATTAAGTTCTAATGCTGTATTTTCTAAGCAATACTTATCGATTGGATTGTTATTATAATTAATTAGTTTGCTCCTCAAATCAGCTTCTACAAGTTTCATTGGGTCAGACATACTAGAAAATTCCTGACTTACTTTAACAGTATCAAATCCGAAGTCCTCCATTTCTTTTGACCAATAGACCGCTGACCATTTATCATACCCTGTCTTATAAACTCTGATTCCATAATCTCTATAAAGACTAACGAAAAATTTTGTTACAAGGCTAAAATCATTTTCATTACCTGGTGACACCACAACTAAATCATTTCTAATCCAATCCTCAAACCTTCTTTTCTCTTCTGTTGACATGTTTTCAATTTTTGATTCTGGTATAAAATATTTTTGATAGGTGTATTTTTTCTTGTCTCCTTTTCTCATCAAAAGAACTCTTGCGCTGGCAAGATCACCTGTTTTTGATAAATCAACTCCACCAATAGCAAAACAGCCTCTAAATTCTTCAAGGTCAAACACTTCTTCATTGATGATATCTTCATGGTTAAGCCAAGCCTGTGCGTTATTTTGCTTAATATTAAAGTCTTTAGATAAAACAAAAACACGCATGGCCTTGTCGGTTCTTGCTTCTTCAATCATTTTCCGCAAAAAACTCCATTTTTTTATAACACCTACACCCGGATTCGATTTCACCCAAGTCTTTTCATCTTGCCAAACTTCTTTTTCACTGTCCTGTGTATATAACCAAATTCTCCATCTTGGTCGCTCAAGTTCCCCATTTAGCACTTGCCTAGCTTCCTTCAATCTTCCGTCAAGATAACCATCATTAACGACTCCTTCTGTTGTTAATTCGATATATAGAGGATCATCTTGAGTAGATAAAGCTTGTCTTATCGGCATGATTGATGAATTATCTTTTAACTCATGCACCTCATCCACAGCACCAACTTTTATGTTTCGGCCTTCTTTTGCTCCGGTTTTTGCAGATATTTTTCGGATAGATCCTTTATTTTGGTAACTAAATTTCCCCCTCTTTTTAGGACGCTTGGGGTTACCAAAGAAAATACCTTTAATGTTTTTCCTGGTAACCTTAGCAAGGGTTTTACTTTCTTCTCTCATTGCGTCAATTGCCTGAAACATTAAATCAGCTTGCTCATAATCATTGGAAGCACAAAGTATTTTTGTACCCATTTCTCCACAAAAAAACTCCGCTAAATTAATTGCAGAAATAAGAGGGGTCTTTCCATTTTTCCTGGCAACTAAAAAAAGGACGTCTTGAATTAATCTAACCCATCGATTAACTTCTTCGTCCCAAACTTTAAATATATATATTGATTCTATAAATGCCTTTTGAAAAAGCATTAAAATAAATGGTTTCCCTGCAAACGGCGCTTCAAAATGTCTACACTCTCTTTCAATGAATTTGATTCTTTTATGAGCATCTTCAAAATCTATTTTTACATCCGGATTATTAAACAGGGGAAGAATTCTATCAAACTCTTGCATTAATTCCTTGCCTACAAGAATCTCTCCTGATTTACATTTGCTTATATACTGCAAAAGATATGAGTGATTAAGATATGGATATAAATTTGAACTCATTCATAATCACTCAAATCCTCGTCATCATCTAACATATTTTTATTTAAGATACCGTTTAATGTTTTAATAATAACCGAATAACTATTGACGTTTTTTAAATATTGTTTAGCTGCTTCAACCGGTTTCTGCATAGCTGGATTGCTAGGATGAATCTTAACCATCCCAATTTCAGCCAATGTTTTTCTTAGGAAAAAATTTTCCGATTTAAGAAAAGCTGCATCCTCAATTAATCCTTCAACTAACTTGCGTTTAGATTCATCAACAGAGGTGAAAATCTCTGTCAATTTCTGCAACTCTTGTTGATACACGGCCTTTTTAGACATAGTTTTTTCAACCTCCAACGAATTTCAAAATTTTCGGCGTGTGTGTAAGAAAGGTCCCCCCCTCGGTCCCCTCAGGCACTAGGAAAATTGATGACCGGGGGGATATAATTGCTGAATAGATTCATGGAAAAATTTATTATGTTCTATAGTTTTAGTATTTAATCCGCCACTAGTCGTATCATGATGTTCAACATGTATAAACGTAGGATGAATCTTATCACCATTAGTAATCCAGTCAAAAGAAACTCTAATCATACCAGTAACTTCTTGACCTTTATACATAACTTTCGGTGTACTATTAATATCATCTAATACTAATTGAAACATAGGTTTGTCTTTCATCATTTCACCTCATTTTGTAAAAGTCTCAAACCACTTCTCAATATACTTTGTCCACTCATCTTTCCTGTACTTTCTTTCCTCATCTACTTCTAATCTACTTAAACAGTCTTCCTTGCTTACATCCATAAAGATTAGTTCTGCTCCTAGATCATTGGCTAATCGTTCACGTTTATATTTATCTGCATATCCACCAATTACCCAAGCATTATGCCACTTTCCAAACCTCGTCTTGATATTATCTATTAAATGATTATGAATACCAATTACATTAGAGAATAAGTTATCTGGTTTATCATAGTAAGGTAGCATTGACACAGCAGAATATAATTGGTCCATATTGACGACTAGATCACCACGTTCCATGTTTTGACGGACAAATGTTGTTTTACCACTCATTGGTGGTCCATATACTAAATAAACTTCTTTAGAGCCCTTATAGCCAAAACGTTTATGGGTTCTGTTATGACAATCAAAGCAAACTAATTCAATGTTAGATGGGTTCAAACTAATAGTATGATCATGGACGTTTTCGGGAGTAAGCTCTATTTTATGGTGGCCAATAATATCTTTTGATTTTGCTATAACCTTACCACAATGTTCACACTTATTTCCGCGTTCATTAATCAAGTTTAACCGCAATGTTATCCACTCATCAGAAGCGTAAAAAGATTTTAGTATGGAATATTTAGCCATATCTAATCACCACGCCTTTTGTTTTGCTGTATCGATATCCGCTTTAATTTTATTGATTCTCAACCGATGTTCCTCTTTCACTTCTTCAGGTGGTAAAGTTCTTAATAGTTCTTCATATTGTTTTATCTTTCGTGATATTGCTGCCATAGCTGCAGCTTGTGAGGTTAAGGCCTTTGCTTGTTTATCCCAAGCATGTTGAATTTCATATTCGATTTCCTCTGATGAACTTTTATCGTCCGAATAACTCTTTTGTTTCTTTATTACTTGTGTCATGTCTTCTTTGTCTTTAACATACATAATCTTTTGAGCACGAATAAAATTGGTAAACATGACAAGAATTTCTTCATAAACGATATCTAATGTACTCATACCCTCTCGAACTGCTTCGTATATTTCTTGTAATTCTTCATCATTCGGTAACCACTTTTTAAAATACCCATGTTTAACAGCATTTTGATTTCCCAAAGGAGCACCACCTTTATTACCTACTGCATTTTTGTTACGATATGGAGCCCCTCTTTTCGGATATGAATCTGGTATTTCTTCCCATTTGTCTACACATTTCCATTTTCTAACTTGACTAGCACTAATGCCTAGTTCTTCTGCAATCTCTTTAGGTTTCTTCTGTCGCCCACTCTGGAGCCATAATTTAAGGGCTTTTAATCGTTTTGGACTTATTTGTCTAGACACATCAAAAACCTCACCTCCGGGCGAATTGAGTTGTTTTCACGTTTTGTTTTTTTCTTAATTTGGAGCGATAAGATTTCAAATGAAAAATGTTTGGGAAATAGAAAAAAATCACCTAAAAAAACTACTCAAAAAAATGAAAAAAACACCTGAAAAATGGTGTTTGAGTGAATCATAATATATATTCTGTTGCACTGTTAAAATAAATTAAAATCTTGATATTTCAATATCCTTTCATGTTTTACTAATTGACTGCAAATCATATATATTTTGTGTTGCACTAAATCTAAAAAGAAAGTCGTTTTGTCTGTTCGTCCATCATCTCTTGCGTGACTCCGATGTACATTAAAGTGATGGTTTCATTGGAGTGATTGAACATTTTCATTAGTAACGCTAAGTTAGAAGGATTCTGCATGTAAAGATGATATCCATATGTTTTTCTCATCGTATGAGTACCAATTTCTGTAAGACCAAAATGTTCTCCTGCTTCTTTTAACATGCGATAGGCTGTACTTCTATCTATTGGTTGACCTTTTATTTTGCTCTTAGTTTTTTTCTGTCTACTCTGAAATAAGTACTCATTATCATCTTTTCCAGCAATAAAGGTATTTAAATCCTCTCTTATTGATGGATGTATGAGGAACTTTTTAGCTTTTCTCGTCTTACTCTCAATAATGTTTACATGTGTACCCTTGACCATACCAACACGTAAACTAAGTAAATCACTTACTCGAAGGCCACTATAAATCCCCATACAAAAAAACAAGTAGTTACGTAAACTCCTTGCTTTCAAGTATTCTTTGATTCCTTTAATAACTTTTGGATCTCGAATCGGTTGTACAAAATTCACAGGTTTTCACCTTCTCCTCATAGCGCCTCTTACTCGTTTATAAATATCCATTCTCACTCCCATCAGGTCCTCTAAATCCCGACGGCTAATTTTTTCTGTAAATTTTTTCGTTTTACTATCATCAGATTGTATCATATTATCTTTCATTAGTTGCTTAAATTTCTTTTGTTGTGATTCTGATAAAAAATCAATCATCTTCATCAATATTCCCCCTGTTTTATAACACCACCTTGTGCTAACTGCTTATATAAATTATCCCGTTAAGTAACAATTCCCCGGGAGATTGGCTAAGGATTGTATCAACGGTCGCTGAACTAATTCAGACTCTTTGCAAAGGAATTTCACACTTTGCATTCCCGTGGCTATCGTGCGCAATACTGCCTAGACTCCAGTTGCTCCCCCGTAAATTCAGCCGACAACCTTCATAGTCACTCGATACACCCGAGTACATCTTGATAAAGGAAAGATGCTTCTCCTTTTTTTGTTTCTGTTAAAATCGTAAACTTTATTTAAAAATAAATATTCCCTTGTTTTATCCATAATTTTGTCCCTATTTTTCTCTGGTTTTTGTCGTAGAAATGAAAAACAGCACTAAATGATTCTAAGTGCTGTGGCGATTTGAAATATAGCTTGCTTTTTATACATGTAATATTGGTCCTTTGTAATTCCCATATCTAAGTACAGTTCAATGTCTTTAATTCTTGTTGCACTAAGATACTTTTTTTCAATAATTTCTCGCTCAATTTCATCAAGTGCCTCATTGATTGCCCGGTTAATTTGCTTAAACTTTATAATTTTTTCTTTTTCATTGTTGTTAAGCATTGGAAATAAAATTTCTAATCCTTCATCTTCAATTTCCTTTTTATTTTCCATAGCAATTCGCAATGCTTTAAATTCCTTTAATTCCTTGATAACAATGTTTCTTACCTTTCTTTCATCTATTCCTTGTACTAATAGATCCATTCATTATTCCCCCCTTTAAATAAAAAAGACACCAATTATCAGCAAATTTTGCCGTAATCAGTGTCCTCAGGCTTTCCAATCTTGGACTATATTCTTTTGTAATAATCTAATAATCTACAACATCCCAGCAATGGCATTTTAAGCAAATATTAATTTGTAATCCTCTGTCATCACTATCCCAATCATCCTCTGGAATATCTGTAACTAATGCTGTACTTATCCGATAACTACAAATTGTTGATTTGGAAACATTATTATAATTTCCATTTGTTTCATAACAATATCCACAGTGTTCCTTAAATGTAGACGAAAAATAACTATCCAAATTTTTGTTGACTTGTTTTAGATTCTGGAATAACCAAAACAATTCTACCTCGCTAGGTTCTACATTAGAAGCTGCCCAACTGCCTCTAAAATTCTTGATTTTAAGTTCCATTCTTTTTCACCTCATTAATTTTTGAAATACGAATAATTAATAACCGATATAAACAACAATTGCTTTAATCCAATTTAATTGGTCAATTCTGCTTATCGTAATTGCATTTATATTTGCTGCTTGTTTGTCATCCGCACATTGCACATCAGGATATAGCTCTTCAAAGACTTCATCTGCTATTTCATCAAATAACTCATCTTCATTTTCAAAACGTAACCACACTTTTTCATCGATTGTCGTGTATTCATCAATTAAAATTCTCGTTGGGTAACCAAGAGTATAAGGATATTCGCTTCCTTCATCTGGGTACAAAAAAATTAATTTTCTATCAGGGTTAGATATTAAAATATCAATTAATTCCTGTGTTTTATTTATCATTGTTTATCATCCTTTTTTACAACATAATTTCTTTCAATTATCCATTACACAGTTTCATCGAATTGTACGTTAAAAGATACAAGTTAATCGATAAGTCTAATTTCCATCTCAGGGTGTTCTTCCAAATAGTCATATAAATCATCAATAGTGTACAATGCGTTATCCTCTACTATAGAGGAAATAATGATAAGTAAATCAAAGTATTTTATTTTCATAACCTACACTCCTTCGCAATTTCTTTCAATTGCTCTGTACATTTTTTATTCAAAACCAGCTTTAAAGCTGGCACTTTTACCTTTTTCATATTTCTGTTGCAAGGCTGGATTCTTAGTCATAACTTATCACTCCTTAACAAACCGTCTCGCAAAAAGTAATTGCCCTACTTTCGAGTTAGATTGTTGATTTCTTCGTTAAGCCGGATAATTTCTTGTTTTGCCTTGTGCAGCTGATTTTCTAAAAATGCGTTAATTCTGATTGCTTGGTCTTTTGCAGCTAAAGCATGATCAAGTTGCTCTTTCAATGCCTCGTATCGCTTAGTAATTGACTCATTTTGACCGATTAGGCTTGTTTTTGTACTATTTATCTTGGAAACTTTTAAATCGTCGTATAAGCCATTTTTGATGATATTTGACATTTTTAGGGTATTTAACTTTCAGAGTGAAAATTGATAGATTAACCATCAAAAATCAACCTCTTCCATAATCTTAATTAGTGTGATTTATGATGTTTTACTTCTTCCGTACCATTCTTTTAGCCTTTTCCCTCTTAATAGATTTCCAAGACGTTCTTCGCAAAATGTCAGCATATCATCTCTTTGTTTGCCCCAATACGTTTCATCGAAATTCTCTTCTTCTTCTCTTATCGTGCCTACATCATAGTTATAAATAACAGCCATCAAGAGCAGTAGAGTATCTTCCTCGTTCAATGAGTCTAACCACTCTTGATTGTTTTTGATTGTTTTCTTTCTGGCAGGACTGCCTGTTGTAATGATTAATGTGTTGTTTTCGATTTCGATACATTCTGCATAATCTATCGGCTCATCTACCAACGTGTACGGAACATTTTCAACACTACCTTCATAGACAGCATTCGCTTCACCAGAATTTACATTTGTTAGTTTTACAACAATTTCCGTTTCAGGAGATAATTTTTCAAGCAGTTCTTTTAATTTCATTTTTGTTTACCACCTCTATAAAAATCAGGAAGTTCTCGCCATGCTATAACATGAGTGTGATTCCAATAATTTTTGGGGCCTATTTTATCTGTACCGTCATAAAAAGCGATTGCTAAACTTCTCGAAGTGCCTGTTTTAGTTTCATCCCAACATCCGCCATGATAATAATTCAATTCAGATGTAACTAAGTAATGACCTTTTTTTTCTGGAAGTCTTTCAGATACAGGAACCCAACCTTCATTTTCTTTTTCAAGTAACCAATCCACCTGAATAAGAATATCCTCAAATATATCTCGTACCTGTTTATCCAGTTTTAAACCTAAAGCATAATTCACCCTGTCTGTAATTGCTCTCGCATTATAAGTATTCATTTTTAAAATCCTCCTTATATCACTCTGATAGTTCAATATCTCATTTTTATCACTCCTTACTACGGTTTGGATTATTCTGCTTTCGCCAACCGTTCATCCTAATGATAACGTTTTCCCCGGCTTCAATTAACATCTTGCTATAGGTTGTACCAAGCTTGGGATAGGTTTGTTCCCAAGTTTGGTGGAATAATTATAGTAACTCGTATTCTTCAAACTTTATTCGCTTTGCTTTACCATTTACAGTTTCGATGATCGTATAGCCATGATTTACAGCATTACATTTACTCACCTTTCCTTGGTTGCCATCAAGTATAATAATCTTTATCTTTCCTGGTTCTACTGATTCAGTAACGGATAAATTATCATTCAATTCAACACGTTCAATTTTCACACGAACACCTCCATGGTATAATAAAGGTATTCGGCTCTTTATATTATCCGGTCATCTTGCACATGGCCGGAGTTTAATTTTTATGGTTAATTACTTCAAAAGTCATTAGACAACCAAACCCATAACCATATTCTTTTATTTCACTTTCTTTTTTCCAACCTCGCCTTTCATGCATTTCTATTACTTTTTTAATCTTGTCTTCTGTTAAACCGTAGACAATTTTTCTTAGACACTTTGATTTTCCCCTCATTCAAGTGATTAACCTCCTTAAATTGATTTTTTTTACTTTACCGACTTTAGCAAGATAAAATAAAGCTAAGAAAATCTCATCTGGATCCTTACGTCCAAAAACGTTCATCATTTCAGTTACGCTACACCCGTCCCGATTCATATTAGCCAAGCAAATAAGTTCTTTTTCGTCCCAAATAAGGTCACTGTCTTCAAATAAAACAACAATATTTCTACGACTATTGGTTAACAGATTTTTTTCAATCCATCCTTCTGCCAATGTTGGCATATGACTAACCCCTTTTAATCAGTTCAATGGTTAAAGCGTTTTTGGCTTCGTAATAATCAAGACTTTGAACGTCTCTGCCATTATGATTAGTGATACCTAACATCTGCAGTTCTTTGATGATTACTTCTCTTTTTATTCCGTTTTTTGACAGAAGAGCTGCTTTAGATAGCAACATTCGTTTTCACTCCTTTTTCAATTTGGATAGTTTCATTTTGTCGAATCACAATCGCTTTATTGTATGAATTGTAAAAATCACCTGTTGTGTAAAAGCGATTTAATGCCATATGTTCATCTTCTGGAGATAAACAGACTGTTTTAGACTTAACTTCATCACTTTGCCAAATAATTATCGAATAGGGTTGGCAACTAAACCCAAAAAGTTGAATCATCTAAAAGGCCTCCTTCCTGCGGTAATCTTGACCTTCTAGCCTAATTGCGTGGGCATTAGCAGTCATCCTTGAAATAATTCGAGGACCATTATTCCCGTACTTCCGTTCTAACTCACTTTCTGTATAATTCGTTGTGCAGATGTTCGCTTTTTCGATACGCATATCAAAAATCTTATATAATACATCCGATGCCCAGGATTCATGCCCATCATCATTGCTCTTGACATATTCTGCACCAATATCATCAATCACCAATAAGTCTAATCGCTCAATCATGTCAAAAATTTGTTCTTCAGAATACTTATCGCCACTGTATGATTTTTTTAGCTTGTCCAATAAATGAGTAGACTTAATATACAAAGCCGTGTATCCCTTTTGACGGATTGCTTTCACGATTGCATAAGCTAAATGACTTTTTCCCAGTCCCGGATCCCCGCTAATTACAAGAGACTTTTTCCCATCGAAATCTTTCACGTATTTAACCGCTATTTGTTTTGCTTTTAGTTGTGTTTCATGCCGTGGTTTATAACTACTAACAGAGGCTCTTTCGATATCACTAGTTACTTTTTCAAAATCAGTGACAAAAATTTCCAGTCTTTTTTGTTTTAAATCCTCAATGCTTGGCAATTTAAGAGACTTTATAAACTCATTATCAACACATGTTTTACATGCACCCATGATTCCCCTAGGCGTCTCATACAGCTTGTAAACCATACCACAAGTTGCACAAGTCTCTTCACCAACTGCTTTCAACAAAGTAAAGTTCCTAATCGATTTCAATGACCACCATCCCTTTCTCAAAATCTATCTTTCTTTGGATCATATCTAGGTTTTTTATTCCCGGGATTGCTATTGCTCCTACTCGGCTCAATTTCTGCAAGGGTTAACAAGGACTCGTTTTCCTAGTTTCGTAGTATTCCTTCAACGTACTTCAAATAACGCTTATTGTTTGAACAAGCAATTTCTAAGGCTTTTAAAATCATTTCTTTTGGATTTTTAAATTTAGAATCATCCAACCACGACAACAACTGTTCTTTCCCGCTCATGTTATTTAGACCAAAACCATTGTTGTCCCAAAAGTTAATAATTTCTCGGACGTCATCCTTTTCTTTTTCTTGTTGTTGTTCTTTTTCTTGTTGTTGTTCTTTTTCTTCTTCTTTTTCTTTTTCTTCTTTTTCCCCCCTTAACGTAGACGTATCGTCATACGTTACGTAGTACGATTCGTAAATAGACCGAATAGAGTCATTTGGAACATTAACACCAACGTACTTAATGAGCGTTATATCCTTAACTTCCTTTAATTCAGCTTTTATACAGTCAAGTATTGGTTTACCACCTCTTACAAGGTTATATTTTCCCCAGTTTTTGATTGCTAGCTCTCGAGTATCCGGGTTATATTGGATTAATCTATGGTGCTCTATAAATCTATTCATTAAGGAATTTACACTTTCTATTGAATAACCCATATCAAAGGCAATTTGTTTTTTGGTTATTTGGTAAATACCTATTTGAGTAGTATTTGGATTGGTTAAAAGATACAGAAAGAAAAATTTATCTTCCGGCGTCATATCTTCAATTACCTTCCCATCATTCCAAAAATCCGTATGAACCATTCTAAACTTTGCCACCGTCTCCACCCCAATCTTTACGCATTAAACAAACAGCAAAAGGACCTTGAACATATAAAAACTCATAATTTGGATAACCGACTTCTAAATATTTTTTAATTGCACCGACAAAATCCTTATCCATTTGTTTTTTTAAAATACTTTCCGGCAACATCACTTTTGACAAATCACTGAACTGGATCATAGCGCTTCCTCAATTGCATAAGCGACATTTTTTTGTTTGAATGATAACAACATTTCTTGCGCCACTTTTTTACATTCAGAAACAGAATCGGCGAAAATTAGCACTGTCTCCAAAGTTGGATATTTTCCGTTTTTGTATTCGTAAAAGTCAATTTTGAATAGCATATTTCAACCTCCTTTTTTACCGGTGCGTACCGTACTGGCTAGGATATGAGGATGACAATAATTTAGGGGATGGGGATGTTAAGTTCATCCTAGCCAGTACGGCAAGCCCAATTGGACTTGCGGTTAAAAGTAGTTATCTGTTACAATATAGTTGCCAATAAAATTCTCATGCAGTGAGTGTTCCATCACTTGCTGCTTTTTGTTTTTCTAGAAAATATTTTTTCTTTGCTACATTCTCAGTCTTTAACACAATAGTTGGGTCTTTTTTAATTTCTTTACATACTGCTACTACTTCCCCTGCCTTCATCAATCTACTAGCGGACATTACAAACTTCATACTGTTTCCTCCATTTCTAACGACTCCATTATGTTCAACATCTTTTTACAGTCTACACTGCCAATTAGCCATTCATCGGAGATCTTTTCAGTTTCCTTGTTGAACTCGTAATACCGCGTAAATGCTTTAGTCACAAAAACAAACGATATAAAATAATCATCTTCATTGAATACTTCTAGTTTCCACTGCATTCCTTTTTCTTTTGCGTACTCTATGTGTTTAGAAATCCTATTTGCAAGTTCATCACAATATTTTCCTTTCAATTCCGATAAGGTTATTTCACGCACTTAACAACCCTCCATTACTTTTTGTAGTTTCGTAATTTCAGCGATAAACGCCATTCCTTAAAAATTTTTTTCATTGAAAATTTGTAGTCCCTGCATAAAATTCCGATTAAATTTACTAATGAAGTTGCTGCATCCAATATTTCAAACATTGCCTGTTTCAATTGTTTTTTCTCAATTTCATCCAAGCAATTGGTCGGTTTATACCAACAGATACTTTCAAGATTTTCTAATGCTTCTTGGGTTTCTTTTTTAGCTAGAATCATCATGCTACTTGGATGTTTATCTATGTAATCACCATCTAGGAATGGGATGGCAACTTCACCTGCTGCAGCGTTCCAAGTAACGAAATAATATTCAACATCATCTACAGCAACAGCAATATCATCACGTAAATCATCCGGTATTTTTCTTGTTCCAATCTCGTATTTTGCAAGGCTTTCTCTGGATACTGGCAACTTCCATGCCAATTCTTCCTGAGTTAAACCCTTTCTCTTTCTAGCTTTTGCTAATTCTTCCCCTACGTCATTCACCATTTGTCCTCCCTTTGTACCAAACAGATAATTTCTTTGTTACATATAAAAGCGTAAATTATAGTTAGATAACAACATTACTATGTTCTTGCATGTCTAACCAACGATCGATTGCTTCAACAGTGAAAAAAATGCGTCTGCGAACACGAACATGTGGAATTTGTTTTTCTCGGACCATGTTATAAATCGTATCCGGATGAACACCGATATAATCGGCTACTTCATTGACGGTTAATGTTTTTCTTTGCATGATAATTTACCTCCTAATTATTTAGTCAGTCTTTATATCAGACGGCCAATTTGCTTGAATGAACTGCAATTCAGAAAGGAGTGCTAATGTTGACTATTCCATGCTGATCAACTCCTTGAAAGGATTTTCCTCACTTCCTGTCGAAATAATGTATTTGGAAGGAGGGATATAAAATGAGATGGACAGCCGAAATTGTTTTAAAATCTGGTAAATATACAACAGTTACCGACTTGCAAACAATTAACTGGAAAAGCCATAGTGATGGTTCAATTGTTAGCAAAACCGATTTCAAGAATTTTATCCTTCCGACAAATCGAATTCTTACGTTTGTCGGGGAAAACAATGTTGTTTCTCTGAACTCATCTGATATTGAGTATCTATCGTTATATCAGACTAATTAATTTCAACTTCAACAAAAAGAGTGCAGTGCGGGCTGTGCTCTTTCTCAAAGTCTAATAGTTGTTTAGCAATTTGTTTCGCTTCTTCTATGTCTGAACACACAACTTTTACTTTTAATTCCATTAAAATCACTCCTCGTTAATGTTCAATTTTTGCTGGATAACTAACATCTGTTGGTAAAATTTTTACGTATTTCTGGATTTTGTTGCATCTTGAATATTCACTTGAATCACCTCTCTTCTAATTGTTTTATAACGGATTCGGTTAGTTTGTTGTCAAAAAAAACACCAGGATTAACACCAAGTACATCTGAAATTATTTTTAGTCTTTCAACATCAAGTCTTACCTCACCTGAAGATATATGGATATAGCCTTGTAATGACATATTTAACTTATTTGCAATAAAAGTCTTAGATATGCCCTTTGCTTTCCTTACTTTTTCAACATTTTCATGAATCATTTACGCACCTCCTCAACTAACGTTTTCCGTTACTTATATAATACTAACGATTTTAGTTAGTGTCAACATATTTTTATTATTTTTTCTCAAATATCGTTAGTATTATATCTGAATTCGTTAGTTATGGTATTATTTTGAATATAAGAGTCTTTTAGAGGGAGTTTTACACAATGAATATTGGGGATCGTATTAGAAAAAAAAGAAAAGAAAAAAATTTAACCCAATCTGAGCTAGGAAAATTGGTAAATGTATCATCGCAAGTAATCTCCAATTGGGAACGTGGTTATACTGGTCTTAGCCATGATGATATCGCCAAACTAGCAATAGCTTTAGATGTTTCCACAGATTTTTTATTGGGTAACGATTCAAAGGACAAGCTCCCAGAACTAACACCAAAAGACGAGCGTGACATTGCAAAGGATTTAGAAAAAATCATTAGCAGTCTGGACAATCCTAATGATGGTTACTCTCATTTTGATGGTCAATCAATTGATGACTTAGATGAAGAGGATCGTGAATTACTAAAAGCAGCTTTAGAAACATCCATGAAAATTGCCAAGCAAATTGCCAAGAAAAAATATACACCAAAGAAATACAGAAAAAACGATAATTAATGAGGAAAGTTATGAAGTATTTTCCTGACAAAATCGTAAAGCTGCTCAAAATACATAATACAAACGATCCATTTGAATTAGCCCGGTCGTTGGGGATTGTCATTATATTTCTTGACTTAGGCGATACTTACGGTTTCTATCGTTGCTATAAACGAGTAAAAACAATCGTCATCAACAATGAACTTAGTGACTGGCTTAAACGTTATGTATGCGCTCACGAACTTGGACATGCCATCCTACATAGTGATTTGAACACTGCTTTTTTAAAGAAAAATACCTTTTATTCAATCGGTAAAATTGAACGAGAAGCCAACGAATTTGCCGTTAACCTTTTACTTTACGACAAGAATTTACAAGACTACGAAACCAAGTTTGATATATTGCGAGAAAACGGAATCCCTTATGAGATGGAGAGGTTTATTTAAGCAGATAATTTTTTTATCACGATTATAGGCGAAAATACCTATTTTTACATAATCATGTTATAAACACTCAGAGGAGATGTTGAAATGAAGCAAAACAATTCTTTACAATTTTATAAGGATAAATGGTGGTACTCAACTCCTGCAATTGTTTTACTCGCTGCTTTCTGGTTTTTTATCATTCCTGGTATTTTAGCTGTCTTTCTTTTAGTAAAACAATATAAAAATAGAAACATTGAATCAAAAAAAATCACAGAAGATTTATCTAACTTTTATTCAATTCAGGATAAAAAGATGTACTTAGAACAACTTGAACAGCAAATAAAGGATAAGGATGCTTTAATTAATAAAATAAAAAAAGAAATTTTAGATGATACAGAAAAAGAAAAAGAAAGAATTTTACACGAGGCCCGTATTGAAGCAGAAAAAGCAAATGAAACACTATTGAATGAAGTTGCTGAAAAAGAGAATAACCTTTTAAAGAAAGAAATAGAGTTAAATGAAAAAGAGCAAAAAACAAATGAAG